TTACTCGCAATCGATTTGTTGTACCTTTTAGGTGCCCTTCTTGATTTCCTTATTGGAATCTCCGTCTCTCCTTATAGAGCGTGGAAAGAACAATCGACGTGGGTCAAACAAGAACTAGTGCTCGTGTTCCAGAACTACGTGGAAACTATGGATACACGCAACGTTGACTTGGAGAAAAATATTTCTCTAGTACATGATAACGTTGCAGTGTACAAGTATGGCATCTACGTCACTCGAACAGATGGATCAGTATTGTCCCTAACTCCTGAATTTTGTATGCCCTGTGCTGATTCAGTTCTTCAATTTCCCTATCCTAGTCTCTTCAAGAGGCTATTCTTTAAAGCAGTTACTCCTGATTTTAACACTATAATATTTAGTGAAAACATGATAAGAGACCTCTACAACTCTAAAACTTGTAGTATTTTCAAAGGTACTGAAACCTGTCCAACCCTTAAGAGGTTGTTTAAAACTAACGATCACAACACTTTCTTACAAGAACGGCTTGGAAGTGGAAGTGACATCTTGGCTAGGAATTATATCATAGATTGTATGATAAGTCAGAATACTAGTCAGCCCATTCTGGATCCTAGTGGTCCTTTAAAATAACCAGGGTTGGCCCTGGCTGGCAGCTAAGAGGATACAATATGTGGGAAATGCCACCCATCGAAATCAATCCGGTAGATCCTTCTTTTAAAATAATAAGCATCAAACACAACGAGAAAGATTTAAATAATGTACCCATCAGTCTAAGACTGCCTGTATCTATAGCTGGCGCCGCTCCAGCCATACCCAACCCAAAACCTGCGCCTAATGTTTTAGGTGGAGCCTTGTATCGATTTGCTAGAGATGTCAAATTCAATAGGAAATTCCTACGAGGCTTGCGCGCTTTTACCCATCGATTTTGTCGCGTTAGGTTGAATAAAATAAGATTAACAAAAAGTGATGATATTAGTTTCGACAATTGGCTAGAACATGTAGACCAACCATTGTCCAAGAAAAAGAAACTACGTGAATTACGTGAAAAACTCACTGATAATGAGATACTAAATAGAGCTAAATATGAAAAACACTCAATTCACACCCTTGTCAAATCTTTTATAAAAGATGAAAGCTACCCCTCCATGAAGTACGTTCGTGTAATCAATGCCAGAGAAGATGCTTTTAAATTGTTATGTGGGCCGATCTTCGCCCTCATAGGAGAAAGAGTAGGAAGTTTGAAAGAATTTGTTAAGTACACACCTGTAGCCGAGAGACCTAAAGTGATCTCGGAACGGCTCAGCACTGTTTGCTCCAAATACTTTTCATCTGATTACTCTTCTTTCGAAGCCCACTTCAATAAAGATTTGATGAACAACTGTGAGATGATTATGTACAAATACATGATTGAGAAACTCCACCCTTCTGATAAGAGAATGTTCCTCGACGCTCTTTCTCAGCTTGATAGCATCAATAAGATTAAGTTTTCTAATCTTATTGTTGTCATAATGGCAAAGAGAATGAGTGGAGAAATGAACACTTCTCTTGGAAATGGATTCTCCAATTTAATGATATGTCTTTACCACGCTGAACTGAACAACTGCGGGAAGGTCAAGATATTTGTTGAAGGTGACGACGGCATAATGACGTTTGCTCGCCCCGAAAACGCCCCGACAGAACAAGATTTCAAAAAGAATGGATTCATAATTAAATTAGAACATTCAGACAATCTTGCTGACCTTTCCTTCTGTGGTCAAGTCTTCGACCCAGATGATGGTATAGTTATTACGGACCCCATTGGTGCTCTAATTAAGTTTGGCTATACCAGAAAAAGATATATTAATGCAGGAGGCCCTCTCCAGAAACAGCTTTTGAAAGCTCGGGCCCAAAGCATGTTGTACCAATATAATGGCTGTCCCATGTTAACAGCTTTTGCAGCCAAAGTTTTGAGTTTAACTCGCAACGTTACTATTCGCCAATCCATTCTGTGGAACACCGACCAGTACGAACGTGAGTTGTTACGAAAAGCCTTAGATGTAAGCATCTCCCCTCTGATCCCACCAGAGGATGCACCCGTTCGGACATTGTTTGCCCGATTGTATAAAATTGATATTCCAGACCAGCTCTTGTTTGAAAAGAGTGTTGATGCCCTTGAGTTAGGCTGTGAAATAAACATCGACTCCATTTGTGCTGTTCCACGAGTTAATGTGGACATGTATGAACGACGTTTGTTTCCTGGAGGTGCCGATGTGCCTCTCCCTATCATTGACCGCAACTATTTAGATTACCTAACTCGGCTCACTGGTGTTCTTTTTGATAGGAAAATTTACAAATTTTCCCGTCCTATCAATAGACAATGGAATACTTTTAATAGGAATGTCGTGTGATGACATTCACTTTATGGCTCATTTTTACTAGGAAACTTTAGAAGTTTCATGTTAATTAATACCAATACACGTCTGTAAGACTCTAGTTCACTCAGAATTAGCCTGTGTGACATATTACAGTTCTGTCTAATGTTAGTTCTATTTCTAACCTTAAATGGAAAACCAAAAACATTTGTAAACTACAAAACATCTACTATGTAGACGAAAAAGATTTATGAAAAACCATAAAAGCTTGGCTTCGCTAACCAAGCAACAAAAAGAAAATAGTATAGTACTGGGACAGTTAATAGAACAGTCCCTGATTTGTGGAAAATTAGGCGTTGCTTCATGCAACATTAACAACTACCCCCTCCGACTTCTTCGGC